CGGCCCACAGAACACAATTCCGCAGAATGAATGCGGGGGTAGCTTTCATGGCTGATACTCCTTTCAGCACATTGAGGAAGACCCCGCGCCCTGGAGGACGCGAGGCCGATTTCTGCAATCAAAAAAAAGGGAGGCTTATGCAGCCGACTTCAGAGCGCTCTGCGTCAGCGGCAGGTAATACTCGATATTGCGGTGCGCCATGAACCGGACGTCCTCCATCGGCGCAGGCGGCTCCAGGTCAAAGCTCAGCGTGATCTTGCCAGCCGCCATGTCCTCAGGCGTGTTCAGCTCCGGATCCAACCACATCTTGCCGCCGATCAAGACCCCTTGCGCCTTCAGGCTCCGGAGGGCGGCGTTCCCCGCCTCCAGCATCAGCTTGACGTTGCCAGTCGAAAACGGACGATCCACGAACGGCAGGAACGACCGGCGTACGGCCTTGTTGACGATATCCGCGACGCGACGCACGGAAATGAAGGACCAGATATCATCCCCGGTCGCGAGACGGTTGCCCCAGAACACCGGGCCATCACCGTGGTTCACGATGGTCGAGATCTGGTTGAAGTTCAGCAAGTTGGATTGCTTGGGATAGTCAGCCACCCGCGTCCACCCCTCAACACCCTTGGAGGCAGGTTTGTTCGACAGGGACCACTGAGGACCATACTCCTCATCCACCCACGCCTGAAGGCCAGCCGCATAGGAAGAGCCGGGCATAGGGATCAGCTCACCGCTGGCCGCGTCATATTCCAGCCGCTTGCTATCCACGATCATGATCCGGCCTGAGTTGATTTGCTGACGGTAGGCAATGGCCGCCGCGTCATCCAGATCCGGCCCATCGACAAAGCCAATCGCTTCCAGCTCTTCAACGATGCTCTCAAGCGCCGAAACAACAGGCGGCTTGCTCTGCCCGTCGCTGGAGGTAAAGCCGGGTACAGCCAGCAACGTGGGCGCCAACCCTGTCACCGCCTTACCGCGCAGGAGCGCATGAACACCCGTTTTCAGCGCCGCGTCGCCCAGGACATTGGCAAGGGTTTCTGTGGCATCCGCACCTTCGGCCACGCGCACAAAAACCACGTAGGCGCCGACGTGGTAGAAGACGGATTTGATCGCATCCATCAGCGTGCCGCTGTCACCAAGGCCCGCCCCCTCAGAGATCCGCCCCTTCAGGAGGATCGGCTTGTTGAGCGGGAACTTGTCGGGGTCCGCATCAGGCGCCGTGCCCACAAGGCCAACAACAGCCGTGGGCGCGTATTTCACCAGAACCGGCGTTTCCTTGCTTTCCTTCAGCCGGGTGCCGTGGTGTTGGGTCAAAAAGGTCATGTCTCTTCCCTTTCGTAAAAGAAAACCCGGCAGACACTGCCGGGCGAGATCCGGCATCCGCCGGGCAAATTCCGCCCCACCCATCCGGGCAGAGCGCTTACACGCATCTTTGCGTGCGACTGATTTAAACGGTCGGCCAAGCGGCCAGCATGGCGGCCTTGTGTTCGGCGGTGGCGTAATCCGCTGCGATCAGGCCGCTGAGGAAGTGTTCAACAACCGGATTGTCGCGGTGGATGCTTTGGGGCACATCGGTTTCCCATTTCATCCAAAGCAGCTTGATTGCCGGATCTTCCCGCATGGCCAGCTCGCCCGCGTCATCCATGCCGGTGACGTGCCGAAACAGGGTCATGGCTTCCAGCTTGGTCAGGGGGCGGTAGACCGGATCACGGGGCGGCAGCGGTTCGACCGTCCAACTGCCATCCTGCCAGTCCAGCCGCTCGGTGGCCGGATCATAGGTCGGCTTGGCCGGGGCCGGTGCGTATCCCGCAGCGGCAAGATCTGCCTCGGTATAAGGGGCTGTCCGCCAGCGGCCATTGGGCAGACGCAGCTTTGCCGGTGGCAAGGCCGGGCGCGCGCCATTCAAGGAATAAAGGGGCTGTGTCATCTGCTTTGACCTCACATCAGTTCATAAAGGTATTCGCGCCCCGGATAGGCGTTCAGAACCCGACCCGGCGCAAAAGCGGTTTGACCGGTCAGATCCGCCAGCATCATTTGCCCGTGGTATTGAAGCGAGCTGATGTCGCCGGGCGTTGTGAAACTCAGCGTCTGGCCTCCGTAGCCTGTGGATGTGCCCGCTCGGTTCCCGGTAATGATCAGATCTTGCGTCGGCATTTCGATGCCATACCCCCCGTTGTTCCAAAGCTGGGGGATATGTTGGCTCTGATCCGGGTTCGCGACGTCAATTCCAGAGAAGTCCCACGGGGCGGCGGCATCCCATTTTTCCAGCGTGGTAACATAGGGATTAGATCCCGCCGTCAGGATGCGCAGCATGAAACTGCCGTCAGGCGCTACACAGGAATAGCTGACATTGGGAATGGAAAGCTGCACCGCCCTGGTCAAATCCCAAGGCGTTGTCAGATTGTAGATCCGACAGGCTGACGATCCGTAGAGCGCAATATGCCGCCCGTCCTCTGCCATGCAGATCCGATACGACGACCCCGGCGAGATCGGCGCGTAGCTGATGACCGAATTAACCGGATCGCTGAAGTCGTCCCAATTCTGAATAGCGTAGATGACGATATTGCCACCCGAGGTCTCCGAACTGGTGATCAGCTTGCCCGTGCCATCTGAGTTGATGACAGTGAAAATGCCTGGAATGTAACCAGTCGCGGGGGAACCTGGCACATCACGCGGGCGGATGGTTCGTTTCAGGAACCCCACTCCGGCAATGCCAGCAAACCCAAAGCCGCCCCCGGTCTGGCCCGCACTGCCCAGCGACAGCAGTGGGCTGCTCAGCGCCCCGTCATGTCCGACAACGCGTCTCATGCGGGCACCGGACGGTCATGGTAGCTGACCCAGATATCAAGGGCGGCATCGGCACTCGCCACAAAGCGCAGCACGTCACCGGCCAAGAGTGTGCCGGGGCCGACGATACTCGCGCGGGCGTCGCCCTCGGTGATGGTCTGCGAGGGCGTCACCTTGTAGGTCTCGCCGCCTGCGTCGATTTCGCAGGTCAGGATCACGCCGGATGCCGCGTCATTGCTGGTCTGGATGGTGGCAATATGGCGGGTGTGATCTGCCGGAACCGGCGGCATAGCCACCCCGGCTTGCGTGACATGTGCGAGAAAACGGCTTGGGATAATGCTCATTGGTTTAGGCTCCTGCAATCATGGCGAGGTGTTCGGCGTCGGACAGGGCGGCAGAGCGGGGCACCCATTGGGTGCTGCCGTCTGGGCCGCCTTGCAGCATGGCGCCCGGCGTCGGCGCGCCTTCGGGCAACAGGCGTGGATCCAGCGCGTCCAGGTCTTGTTTGGTGGCGAGGGTCAGATAGTCATTGATGACTGCCGTGACATTCTGAGCCTGACCCACAACGGTGATCAGATCGAATGTCTGCTCCACAACCGTCGCACCACCTTCAGCGGGGAGAAAGTCTGCGGTCTGGCCAGCATGGGTGTAAGCGTAGAGGACATCTGTTCCCACATCTGGATCATGCGCAAACAAACCCAACTCACGAATAAAGAACCCCGTTTGAACTCCTTGGTTCACCAGTACCACCCGAATGCGGGATGTACCGTCACCAACGAGGTCGATCGACTGAATACCAAGGGACGTTTCCTCAGCAACCAGCCCCTGCAGAGCCTCAATATCTGCAGGCGCGACACCAGAGCCCAAACCGACACGCGTGAACTGCAGCTGCTGACCAATTTGCGCCTTGGCCTGCAACTGACGACCAGCCGTCGTCAGGATCATTCCGGGAAAGGCTGCCATTATTGTACCTCATGATTGATAGTGAATTTCTGAGCGACGTGAACAGCACCACTTGCCAATTGCTCCAAGCCAAATGACCCGAACACCAGTTTGGCCGGATGGATGGTGGTACTGCGGCGCTGGTGAATACCAATTGCGAGCGATTGGGCGTCAGGCTGACAGCTCAACTCGACCTCATGGCCAATGCTGTAGCCAACACCCACCCGAAGCGGTCTCCCAACTGACAACTCATATTTTCGCTGACTGCTGATGTTGACCTGAAAGCTCCGCGACACGGGAGCAACCCGGCGAATAGCCTGAACCAAATGGCGGGCAACATCAGGGGCGAGCAGGCCAATGATCGCATCACCCCCCGCCTCCCCGGCGTCGATCAGAACCCGAAACGACCCACGGCTACCGCCATATTCCCACCACTCTTCCAGTGTCGCTTCATATCCAACCGACCTGATCACTTCGCGTACAGCATAGGGTGTGCCCTTAAAGCGATGGACCTCCGCACTGGCAGCGACAACTTTCCTTTTCACATCGTCAGGCCATGCCTGATCCCACGTATCAACGGAGTTTTCCCACGCCAGATGGTCGAGAATGTCAGGACTTACAGCCCACGGATCCTTTGAGATCATTTCAACCGGAAGTGCAAAAAGGCGCTCCTCCAGCACATCGAGCGCCCGCATCAATGGCGTTGCGCTTGGCGGCAAAAGGCTCTTCATTTGCTCAGACATTGCGCCACCCATCCGCCGCCTCGCTCAGCGAAATGGACACCCCCTCACAATGCGGTGCATCAAAAGGGCCTGCCTCAATGTTGGCGGAGGGGGCAACCACCTCGACATCGACAACTCCAGGAACGGAAAGCGCCGCGGCAAGTGAAGACAGGTAAACTGTCCGGCCTATCCGCAAGCGCCCCTGCAGGTAGCCCTGCAGCGCATCCCGCGCGGCAACCTCGACCGCAGATGATGAGTTCAGGGCCTCGACGTGCAGAATAGCCTCTACGTGAAAGGGAACAGGCCGAGCCGAGACAACAGATAAGAGATCGCCAACCGGGCGCCGCTTATCTTGCACGCAAGCGCCCCTGACAACCGAAAGCAACCCCTCCGATGCGACACCGCCATCCTCTGACGACAACACAACCAGCTTTGGCTCTGCAGGCGGGATCGGTGGATCAATGTTGTCATTGGGGCCATATACCGCGACATCCACAACCCGATCATCCGCCTGCAGCGCCCAAAATATATAGGCTCCCTCACCGCCAAACGGCGACCATGCCTCTATCGCGAGCTGGATCCGAGCCCGAAATGGCCCATCCCCCTCATAGACAGGACTATCCGGATCACTCCCATCCAAGACCTTGCGGACCACTCCGCGCTCAGCCCCCAGCTGATCAAGCGCAGGCCCACTGGCCAGAGCCAGATAAACCGAACGGATCGCCTCAATCATCCGGTTGTCAGCGTACAACTCCCGCGCCGCCGCCGCTTCATTCAGAGCCCTCAGTGGGCTAGCTGCCACATTGCGGGCCGTGGCCATCACCTGCGCCGCCGCCTCCGGCCCCAGATCTTCAGCTGCGCGAGCCTCCAGCTCATTCAGGCGCGCAGCAAGGATCGCATCATACCCCTGCCCTTGCAGGATCTCAGGCTGCGGCAGGGCAGCCAAATCCAGCGCTGCAAATCGCGTCATGTCTGCAAACTCCACTCATCTGCCCCACCACGCGCCACGCGGACAACACGCACCTCATCGGTGACAGTCGAAACGTCACCGCTCAATGCGTGGGGCCTGTAGTTGCCGGAGAGGTCGAGAATGATTGCCCCATCTGAGGATGGGGCAACCTTCACATTGGTCAGTTCAAAGCGAGGCTCCCATTTGGCCAGCGCCTCCGCCACAGCCATGTAGAGAGACAGAATGCCCTCTTCATTTTGAGGCGCATCGACAAGCTTGGGAACTTCGGAGCCGAATTCACGCAGAAACACCCGCGTGTTGATCCGGGTAGACAGGATGATCAGAATGCTCTGTACCACCGCAGGCCACCCATCGAGCATTGCGCCTGTTCGGTGATCCAGATCCATCCAGGCTTACCCTTTGGCCGTCTCTGTCTTGGCTGGCGCAGACTTGCCCGCTACCGCCTTTGCGCGCAGCCCCCAGCCATAGGGCTGGAGATAATACTGCGCCTGACGCGGCGACATCGACACCACTTCGCCCTCTTTACGCCACACGCCCAGGATCTCGCGCGCCTGCACGACCTCATATTCCACAGCCCCAACGGCCCCGGTTTCACTCATCAGATCTCTCCTCGAAAATGGGCCTCAGCCCGAAAACACTTTTCCAGATCCAGTCGCGACCGAAGAGCCGCAATCAACCGGATCCCCGACCCGCCCCAGCGGCCGGCCATTTACAAAGACGCGACCGCTGCCAGAGGCGAGCGCTCCGCCGTGGGGAGGACAATCCGGACAACCATGGGCCGCCCAGCTATCCCCCTGCCGATGGACAGGCCGCCCATCAGCAAACACATCCGGGCTTGCGCCAGTTGCCGGGCGTGACGGGAAACACCCATGGCCGGTACAGCTATCGCCCTTTCGCGCGACCGCAGGCATCAGGGCGCCAGGTCAATGCGCGGCCCATCGACCACCACGCCGCCAGCCGTCAGCACCACTGAACTGGCCCCGACCTTCAGAACGATCTCAG